ACTCTTTAGATGGGTCATAGAAGTCCTTACGAAAGTAAGGAACTTCAAGAAACATCTTAAAGCGGTCCAGAGTTTTCTTCCCTAGGAGGGCAGAAGCTCGTGAGACTAAATGACTTGTCCTCTCAACGAAGACTCGATCATCTAGTGGAAGGGCCATGGCTCTTAAAAATAAGGGCCAATCCCCTCCGCCGACCGTATCTATACGGAAGGCCTCCTTGGTGATATCCAAATAGGATTGCTCCACAAGCCCGTAGGCTTGTAGGAGTGGAATCCAGGATGGATTATCACACAAGCGTTCCTCAGTCTCGGAGTGGTCTAGACCCGTCAACCTACAGACTAGGTTTATCGCTAGGTCTCCTAACGGTAAGCCTTTGCCTACATGGTTGATTGGGTTGGACTCTGCGAAAGACTCCACGACAAGAGATTGGAGGATTCCATTGGATTCCTCTTCCTCTAAGTCGCGGACTGGGAGTTTGTTACTCCTAATTATGCTGTTCAAGGCATCTTTAGCAGTAATTTGTCCCCGTATAACTTTCATTATACGTTCGCAGGCCTCTGCCTTGATCTCAATAGCCTTGCAAAATCTGCTAGGCTTATGATCAACAAGGCAGTAGTACTCTGAGATAGCTGATGGGATTCCTTCAAGCAAGGCCCAGCCTCTCTCACTTAACTCAGCTAAAAGGTTGACCATAAGATGATATTTCTTATGGGATTCCTTTAGCGAGCTAACGGGGAAAGGGGAAATCTCAACCCCGTTGTACACATATCTCTTAGCAAACTCACAGAGTTTGCTGGAGACATGAGACTTCAGGGGCGAGAATTCACACCCGAGAGATTGGATCACCTCCATGTATTTAAGTGCTAGTTGACGATCTCCGATAAGGACATCATCACCTAACATTACATACTTTGAACTCTTGTAGGGAATAGTCAATTCCTTACAACAGTAATACATCACATAGTGATGAGCTACTGTAAAAGAGTTCCATGAGGAGTAGAAACCCATTGGATTTCCAACTGCGTACCGTAAGGCACCCAGTTTTGAATCAAATGGATAACCTACCATGATTCTTTCCCAAGAATCTAGGTAGTCCTCCGGGAGGTGTCCTTTTAAAACATCCTTAATGGTTTGGATTGGAAATCTGTCAGTAGCGGCCGAAAGGTCGATACTGTAGAATTCATTCCATCCACTAATTTTGTTTAGAAAGGAACCTTGATCAAAGGTGCAATCTTGAGGAATTTTCTTGAGAACTCTGAAGAGATAGTGATGTAAGGGTTTTAGAGCAGTCTGTGACCAATAGTCACCGATTGCAATAACTCTTACTTTCATTTCCCTATCAGGGAACCAAGTAATTTTCCTAAAAGATTTCCCTTCAACAGGTAAACCTATTGAAGCTAAAACCCGCTTCCCAGTAATTAACCCCTCCATACGGAGGGATAATTCCGGTCCACCAATCCTTTTTATATCTTCAACCAATTCTGGTGGAAGAGTAAAAAGGTCTTGAGTGGAACTATACAGAGCATGGCCGTTAGGCCCGCTCTTAGTAGTGAAGTGGAATTTCTTCCACAATAGGTCCCTAGGAACCGAGCTACTGGGACGATACCCTAGTTCTCTCCAGAAGGATTTGGTATATTTACTTATATCCGCAATCTTGCTTTCGCAAGGACGGGTAACAGTCGATATATCCGGGTCCTTCCCGAGGTTCAGGGCTCTCGTACTAAAGCATACTGTAAGTACCATCTGCAGCATAGCTGGAGATGGCTTATTACGGATATACTTTATTAGAGGCCCCAGAACTACTGGTATCCCCTCCTTAGTGACTCGGACCCCCTCAACTCGTTTCTCTGGATACTCACCTGATAAGTGATGTAGCAGAGAAAGTCTCACCCTTTTCATATATTCTATGAGAAAGGGGAGTCCTCTTGATTTTCCAATCTTGAGGATGGAGTTAAGAAGAGGGTCAAACTCCTTAGGATGAACAGTATTACTAAGCTTGAAAACTTGGTAATACCAACCTAAGAGCTTTCTAATTAGATTGGTCAAGAAATTGATCGATTTGATTTTGAAAGTTCTTAGGGTGAACTCTTGTAACACACAAGAGTTCCTCACCTAAAGGGGGACTAGCCCTCTAAGAGAGGTGAGGTCTTTGCTCCATGAAGGAACACCGGGTATAAACCCCGGGTGTTATCCCCGGGCCGAAT